GAAATTCAGTTCTATTGCATCACATGTTTTTGGTATCTCAGCACCAGTTTGACGTTGTTTATCCTTGCACTTGTACTTCATTATAAGTCCAGGTAATCTTCTTTGAAAGTCTTCATCAAATAGTTGATTCTTTTCAAAATCTTCTTTTGATATATTCAATACTTCGTGACCTAAAGCCCATTTAAGTTCTTCTTTATCTAATCCAAAAATACCTACTTCAGTTAATTTCCCATCATCAACTAACTTTTTCACTTGACCTAATGTCAGTGTAGTAAGCTTTTGGTCAAGTTCAACGCCTACTGTGTAATCAAACTTAGATTTCTCCTTAGTAGATTCTAAAACTCTTTTAGGTACGAAAGCTTCAGCAGCAAAATTTAATCTTTCACCACCTTCACTATATTCAAATATGGTACCTGAATATGGGTTGCGAGTAATTTCTTTATATAATTTTTCACCTAA